TAAGCTATTGAGTAATGTGAATCGGCATCGGAAGTCACCTCGATATTGCGAATCAGGCCGGCCAGCACTTCAGCATTGGTGTAGTCCTTCGTCCCCTCAAGGTTTGACATGCGCCCCTGAATAGGCTGAGCCAGTTGCGCACCGTCGGCCTGTTGCGGCATGACCGAATCGGCGTGAACAGGATGCACCTGAATGGAAATCTTGTTTTGCCTCTGATCACCGACGACCTGATCAACGAATGCCGGAAGCTTGTTGAGGGTGAGAGATGGGCGTCCTTGTCGTTCGGCAAGCTCATCTGATGTCCACTGCTCACCGTACAGGAACCGCAGTTCCGAGAGCGCGTCCATGAAGTTCTTCCTCCACCACGTCGAAGCGATGGCTGCACGATCACGGGCCAGAAGAAGAAAGTCATCGATACTCCGTGTCTGCTCGATTTTAACAGGTTCTATTCCTGCGAACATACGTGTGCTGTTTTGTGGTTATGCGCCTGCCCAGCTACCCATGCCGCTGAGCTGGCTTGAGTGATCGTATCCGCCGGACGGTACCTTGTCCTCCCACGCAATGGCGAGCTGCTGGAGTGCATCGGCAAGGTTCGACGACCAGTCGTGTTCCGGGTGAGACTTGAAGACCATGCGTTTCTCGTCGTACTCCCGGTGATAGCTGGCAATGGCGTTCAGGCCATATTCACAGCGCTCCGAGTCGAAGATCAAGCGGGGAAAGAGGCGTCTCAGGGCCTCGATGCTGTCGGATTTCTGCTTTGGCCTCTCGTTGGTCTCGAACTCGATCCCCATCTTCATGGCCGTGTCCTTGCGACTCTCACCGCTCATCAGCTCCCTGACCTCGATGTCATGCGGGGCGTAGTGCTCGCCATACCTGATCTTGTGCTTGTCCTTGAACTCGAAGAGCCAGTTGATGTAGTGCTGCATCCCTTCGCCCGAGTTGCTGTAGCAGGCAATCAGGCGAATCTCCTTGCCGAAAGGCTGCATGAGCCAGATGGCCATGTCGTCAGAGATGCCCAAGTCCCAGAAGGTGTAGACCGGGAGCGACGGCTCAATCGGCACGCGGCACACGCGCCCATCGTCGTAAGACGCCTTGACCTCCTTGCCGAAGTATGCGCCAGGGATGGCCGCGTCGAAACTACAGAAGTACTCCTGCTGGATCATGTCCTCGCTCATGCCCTCAGCTCGCTCCTGCTCGATGATGTCTGGGGTGATAACAGGATTGCCCTCGTTGTCCGTGGTGTCGTTGACCGTCAAAACCGACGAGTACCAGCGCTCAGGGAACTTCCGGGCGGTCTCAAGCAAGGTGTACCCGTGGTTGCGGCCTCTGGGCGTGTAGCAGAACATCGCCCAACCTCCATTTTCTGCCAGAATCGGGCGAAGGTAATCCCATGATGCGGGATCGCAGAGGCTCCACTCCGAGTACACGACGCCAACGGGGTTGTTGCCAACCAAGTTGTTGTAGTTGTCAGAGCCCAAGACGTACAGGAGCGAGCCGTTGGCGAACTCGACGTACATCTCGGTGTTGTTGATGCTCTTGATGATCGCCGGCGGAATGTGGTCAAGGAATGTCAGCCCATCCTTACCCCTGCCTTTCCAGATGGCTTTGCGGGCCTGCGTCTGCTTTGGAAGCATGTACCAGTAGGAGCCGACGCGCTCCTGAGTGGATGCAACGGCTATTTGCCAGTAGGTCTTGTCCTTTCCGGCTCGACGATGCCATACAACCGCGAATCGCTTGATATTGTCAACGAACTTCGCCTCGAACAGATTCCGCTGGTATGGTCTGGCCGTGTAGCGGTAAGGCAGGTTGATCTTGACCGCCTCATCGACTTCTGAGCTGTTGTCGATCACCTGAAGATCGTCGTCAATGTTGAGCGTGAACATCGGCGTTCCCGGTTACATTGACGGTGACGTTGACGGGCTTATCAGTGCCTTTTGGTGCGGTGATGCCCTTGATCTCGCAGATTCGTTCCAGCGCCGGAAGCTTCGGGTGCATCTTGATCTCGGTAATCTCGACCTCTTCGAATCCGCCTTCGGGAGTGCGTTCGAGATACCGTTTGAACTTCACGCTCTGAATTGCCCTGCGTGTGGCCGGTTTGAGGCTTTTGAGTCCTGCGAATCCTCCGTGTTCTCCTTCGATCTCACCAATGTCCTGGAACGCAATGGCGGCAATCTCTGCAAGAACCCTGTTCTCGCTGATGTCGAGCTTCTGCGCACGATTCTTCTTCAGTTCCTCAATCCTTACCGAAACCTTACCGTCTTTGAGAAGCTCTGAAGCCTTGACCCAAACGACGTTATCCTTCCACTTCTGTGAAGCGGGAAAAGCCTCTCGAAAGGCTTTGCTTGCGTCTCCATACTCGACGTAGAGCCGAGCGAACGTCTCTCTTTTCTGGGTGAGTTTTGCCATGCCTGCACGATGCAAGCACGGGAACAGAAAAACGACGGGTGAATTTTAGGGGTGCTCCCTCATCTCCCTGAGGCTCTTCTGTGCCGCCTGAAGCTCGAAATACTCCCGAAGGTGCCATGCGATGACCATGCGCCTGATCTTGGCCGTCACGTCCGCTACGACCTCTTCACGGTTGGTTCCAGACTTCGTGTAAGCGGTCTTGGTGTACTTGCAGACCGGCCAGTCTGCTGTCCATGCCTGTTCGGGTTTATCCGCTTGCTGCATCTCCTTCCGGGTTCGCGTGGGTTTCTTGGCTTTGGCGGCGATGATGTCGGCTTTGTCCTCGATCAGGAACGATTCTACCTTTGGGCCCATGATCGTCTCGACGTGGACGTAAACGATCTCGGTGTTGTTGGGCGGCTGCCTGTTGTAGTGGTTGTCGTTGGTATCTCTCCGAGGCATACTTCTGGTTTCGATTGTGGTTTGCGGTAAGGCGTTCAGTCTGGCCAGTCTTGCCTGAACGCCTCCTGATAAAAAGTCAGAACGGGAGATCGTCTTTTTCATCGTAAGTCTTAGCTTCAGATGTAACCGGATCACCAGCTTTATTCTGGTGCTCTGATGATCCACCGCCACTTGATCCAAGCATCTGCATTGAGCTTGCGATTATCTCCGTGGTGTACATCTTCTGCCCGTCCTTCTCCCACGATCTGGTTTGCAGCTTCCCATCGATATATACTTGGCGGCCTTTCTTGAGATACTGACTACAGATGTCAGCAAGCTTTCCCCACGCGACGACGCGGTGCCACTCAGTGCGCTCAACAACTTCTCCGTTCGAATCCTTGTAGCTTTCGGATGTCGCCACACTGAAGTTGCAGACCGCGTTATTCGTAGTCTGTCGCGTTTCCGGGTCATTTCCCAAGTACCCGATCAGCATGACTTTATTCAGTCCTCTTGACATGTTTTCTCCTTTGTTTTGGTGTTGATTTTCTCTCGATCTTGCTGAATCCGTTCCGCCAGACGCGCCAGCTTGAATCGTCTCTCCTTGTCGCACACGTTGGCCCAGCTCGCAAAGATCATCCCGAGCTGCTTCATGGTGATCTCGACATCGGCCTTTTCGCACATTATCCGGTGCGGATCAGGACTTCCTCCCTCCTGTTTCCGAATCACATAGCCAATTATGGCCGCGGACAGCTCATTCAACTCCTCGGCGCACTTTATGAGCTGGTGCTCCTCTCCATAATGCTTGATGGCGTCATGGTAGATGCTCACAACATCCTCCATCGATAATCTTGTTGATGATGTCTATGAAATCATCGATGCTTCGGCACACCAGATACCGGAACCCCCGCGCCTCCACAAGGCGTTGCCATGCCATTTGCGCGGTGCTTTGCCTGCCATGATCGTCCTTCATCTCGATAAAAACCGTGCAGTCAGCCGACCAGTACAGCGTAAAATCGGCCCGTCCCGCTTGCAGCCCCTTCGACCGGTTCAGCGCACCGTCAATACGGTTTTTGCTGTTGCCAAAATTGTAGCACAAAAGCCCCCTGTACTCAGGAAACGTGTTGTGGAACCAGACGTAGCATTCTTGATGGATTCTTCCCTCACTCTGGCTCATACAACCTCCTCGTATTTTGCCTGCGCCTCTTCGTACCCGGCTGTTCGAACGATATTCCCTTTTCCGTACCACTCTTGCCACCCGTCACTGATGCGCAAGTACCGGTTCCCGTTCGTCATCGCCCACCCGCGCTTATACCCCTTCAGAGCCTCGTAGGCGAGGAAATCGGCCTTTGTCTTCAGCCGGTGCATCACAAATCCTTGTTTCCACCCACGAGCCTGCCTGAGAATCTCAAGCTCATCGACGCTGGCCGTACCGGCAAAACGAAGTGCCTCCGTCGGCGTCATCTCGCGCAGCTTCACCGTCACTTGCTCAGTCAACGACGGTTCCTGCTCCCATCCGCAGAAAATGCACTTCCGCGCCCTTGCAGGAATCAGCGCCCTGCATGAAGGGCAGCTTGCCATCGCTTGTTCCCCGACTCCCTTTTTCGTCTTCGGTGGCTTCACGATGTCAAGCGACCAGTTGCGAGTCTGCCGCCAGAACCCGTGTCGCTGAACGTTCTGGCCGAAGTCAAGAACGATAAAGTGGCTTTTACCGGCGGATGTCCGGCTGCCGCGCCCGCACAGCTGGAGGTACAGCGGCAGGCTCATCGTCGCACGGTACAGGATCACGCACTCGACAGACGGGCAATCATACCCCTTGGTGAGTATCCCGACATTGCACAACACGTCGTACAGACCCGACTCAAAATCTCGCTGAATCTGACTGCGCTCAATCGCCGGAGTATCCGCATCGATGTGCGCTGCGCGATACCCCTCTTTGGAGAACTCCTCGGCCAGTTGGCGCGAGTTCTCGACCGTCGCACAGAAGGCAAGCGTCTTTTTCCCACAGGCAAACTCCCGCCAGTTCTCAACCACGCCGCCGAACAACTTCCGATCACCATAGACCTTTCCAAGATCACCCTCATTGAACTCGCCCGCAGTGATACGGACACCCGAGAGGTCAACCGAGACACCATAAGCCTTCTCAGGGCAGAGATACCCCAGCTCGATCAGCTCGATGATTTCCGGTCCCAAGACCATGGCGTCATAATCGTCCCTCAGCGGGCGCATCTTACCGGTGCGGTGCGGCGTCGCCGTCGCGCCGATGACAAGCTGCTGCTCCTCAAGAGACTCGAACAGCTTGTTGAAAGCCTGTACATGGGCTTCGTCGATGATGATCAGGCTGAAGCTCCGAACGAAGGACACGTAGTCTGGTCGCGCAAGGCGTCGCTTCAACGTCTCGACCATGGCGATGATCACCGGAGACCTATCCAGGTGCTTCGTAGTCGCGGTCAGCTCTCGATACCCGACGCCGATCCGTCCGAGCGACTTACCCCCCTGCAGGTGCAGCTCCTTGCGATCCGTCACGATCATCACCCGTCCTCCCCGATCAACCACCCGGCGCGTTATGTCCGTGAACACCGCCGTTTTCCCGGCCCCCGTCGGCATCACCATCACCAGGCGCTTTTTCCCCTGTGCGAACGCCGCCCGAAGGTCACTGATCACCTTCACTTGGTACGGGCGAAGCTCAATCGGCTTTGCGCCCTCTGTGAGTCTCAATTCGTGCTGCATGGCTTTTTGTGGGTTTGTGGTTGCGACACCGCAACCAGCATTTTCAACATGACTTATCTTCTATATTGGTTATCGTGTCGCAACATGTCGTAACCGTATTCAGCAACTTTTCCTTTCGCATATCTCCTACTATCAATTCGTTACAACCCTGTACTTTTATACTCTTTAGCCCAAAAATAGTTACGACAGTTACGACAAGCCAACAACTCACTATATTTCCTGTGTTTACTTTGTCGTAACTTCTTATTTGTTCGGTTGCGACGCAGTTACGACAGCTGCGACATCAGAACGGAAGCGGAGACGTTTCGACCAACGATTCTCCAACTCCACCAATCGTTTTTCGCTCTGCGTTATACATCCATATGTGTTGTCGTCCAGTACGCTTGCAGATCCTCTTATACCCATGCTTCTTGAGCGCCTGGCCAAGTTTGTTTTGACTCAATCTGAGGCTCGCGCCATTCAGCTTGCCGGTCAACTCGTTCAGAATCTGGGTGTTCGTCATGAACCTGTCCGGATTCGTTGATTCCGGCGGCTCGAAGTAATGCAACAGCATCTCCTCCTCGGCGCACACCTCTGAATACTTGTCCGTCGCCTGGTTCAGCAGGTCGATGTCCTCGGCGTTCAGCATCCACTCGTCACCGACCCGTTTCCACTCCCGGTACAGCTCGACAAGCAGGTCTGTTTTGTCAACCGATTCGTAAAGCTCCCAATCGATCTTCGTCGTGTGGATCACGATGATTCGCCGGTTCCCGGTCAAGTCTCCCTTGATGCTCTCGTCGTTCGTGGTGCCCGCAAGGGCAGCAATCCTCGGCAGCGTCTCACTCATGCGGGCATACGGGCGGCGGATCGTGATCTCCTGCTTCGAACTCAGCTCCTTGAACAGCGCCGCCTCCTTGCGGCTCTTGCCGCTGAACTCGTCGTCCAGAAGCAGTGCCTTCGTTGCCATCAGGATCAGGTGATCCTTGTCGCCGTCCATTTTCGCTTCCGCGTAGTACCCGCGCAACTCATCAGGGAACAGGCCCCTGAACCACTTCGACTTTCCGGCACCCTGCGGCCCGACGAAAACAAGCGTCAGGAGCGAGTACGTCCCATACCATCCGGACACCATGCCAAGCAGCCACTTCCGTATGAAGTAGTTCCGGAAGTCTCTGGCCTGCGCCTCCGTAAGGCCGTCCACCGCTCCGGATATTGCGCCGATCACCGCATCGATACACCCCTTCGGGTCGCGCACCTTGTTCTTCTCGATCAGGTCGCGGATCGGGTTGTACTCCCTGGCGCTCGTCTCGATCAGCTCAAGCACAACCTCCTTTTTCACCTTGTTGGCCCCATACTTCGTCCGCATCTCGACCATGACCGACGCAATCAGACGATCACTCAACGGATCGCCGTTCAGCTCGACATTACCGGTGATCACGTTCCGACGGAACTTCTTGCGCTCGATGTCCTTCTTCAGGAAATCATAGGTCTCGTCCGGCCCGTCACTCTCCGCGCCGGTCGCGCCATCAAAAACTGCGTCAGTGATCCGCTTGGCGTCCGCCGATGAAGCCCCGAGTATATCGACGGCAGTCTGTACCGCGTCCGCCCTGGCGGACGCATCGCCAAGTGTGCCTGCGCCCACCTCCTTCTTCCTGTACTTCGCCGTCCTAACCAGCTCGCGCGTCATCGGAGAAACGATCTCGTACCCGGCCTCTTTCGCCACCCAGAAAAACGAGGCGATCCCGACGCCGCCGCCGGCGCATTTCCGGTACTTCCGAGAGCACTCCTGCCGGTTATACTTCGGGTGGAACTGGCTGATCCGGTGGAAAAACTCCTCACCGTTCGGCCCAAATTCACCGTGAATGGAAAACCCGAGCTTCACCCATGTCGCGTATGACTCGGTAAGGTCGCGCCGGTCTCGCTCGATCTGTTGCAGGACGTACTCAACGTCGGAGTCGCAGCACGCCACCTTTCTGCGCTGAAACTCCGCTGACTCACGCTTTTCAGTCTTCGCATATTTCGCGGCCTTCTCGTTCAGATAAAGGTCTTCGTCGTAGCAGACGAATCGCAACCGCCCAACATCTTTGCACGACGGATCGATAACGATGCCGTAGGTGTCGGCAAAATATTTCTCCAGCGAAAGGAACGTTTCAAAGTGCTTTTCAGGGTTGATCCTGATGTAAAGGCTCAGGCCCTTACCAGAGACCGAGAGGTGCCCGGCGAAGACATGCTTATCCGCATAGAGCACGTCCCGCATCCCAGGAAGGTCGTGCTGCTCATTGTGGCCAGCGTCTATGTCGATATTCAGGACACCAGACAGCGAAACGACATTTTCGCGTCGGCGGCCACCGGAGAAAAGCGCCGATGGAGAAAAGCAGGTCAACGACTCCTTCGGGCGTTTGCCGCTCCGGTAATCGATGAACTCATCCTGCCAGTATCCTCCCTTGATCCGGTGCAGCACGTCGATAAGCTCAATGTCCTGCACTGGATCGGTAGCCCGGCAATTACGGAAAACAGATACCTGCATTGACGGTTGATTCGTGATTATGCTGCCTGTCCGCTCGACCGCTTTGCTTCGGCCTCAGCAATAACCGCCTTCAGATGACCAATAGCAAATCGGATTCCGGCGCCGGTGTAACCCACCTTCCACTCGCCGTTCAATCGGGCCTTCTGGTCATCACGCAAGTGCGGGCTTGCAGCTTTCGCAAGACTTATAAACTCCTCTTCCTCTTCTTTTGTCGGATCAACAGGGACATCCGTCGGCGGAGGATCAGGCAGCGGAGGAGGCTCCGGAAGAGAGGTCTTGTTTGACTTCTTCGCAGGCTTAGGCTTCTCCGGTGCGGCAGGTGGATTCGTATCTGGTTTAGGTTCAGGCCTGATCGCGCCGCCGAACAACTCCGGCATGTCTTCGATGTCTTGGGTAAAAATGTCCGATGCCGCCGTCGTGGTAAGCGTCGCATCGACCAGCGCCCGCTTCTTTGCCATCTTAAGGCAGGTGTTGTAAAAGTCAGCCGGGTTATCGTGCTCGACCTTCTCTATCACTGAGGCAATCTTCCATGTTCCGTTCTCATCCTTTTTCGTCGCAAACCGGTCACCTTCAATCCCTGCCGAAACCGCAGCATCCTTCAGTATCTTTGCGGCCTTCGACGAATCGTCCCTTCTCGCGTCCCAGTACGCCTTCGGTACAATGACGTCGGTGACCTCACCCGTACCTGAACGGAACCGGTACTTTCCCTCCATGGTGCAGCACGATCCGATGCCCGTTCCCAGCCGTTGGCCGTCCGGGGAATACAGGGTGCACTTTACCCGATACTCCCGGTGCCCGCCCTGCATCTCGATCACCTCGACATCCGTATCGTTCGCAAGCCTGAACGTCATCATGATCTTTTCGGCCCCCGACTTCATCAGAGTCTTCTTGTCGCCGCACCCCGGTATCGTCCCGAAGTGCTCCCCATCCTTCATCACGGCCTTCATTACGTGCTGGATCGCCTGCACTTGGTCGTGCAGCTCTTCGGCGGTGACAACGTACTTGGTCAAGGTTCCCCGTGGTTCGCAAACAGACATTTCCTGTGTCATGATCAATTCTCCTAGTTAATCGATTCTTCCGCCTTCTTTTCCGCGCCCGTAGGCCGCGCAGGATTTGCCACGCTGAGATTTGCCCCAATGAGATTTGCCCCGCTGAGATTTGCCCCGCTGAGATTTGCCCATCTGAGGTCTGCCCCACTGAGATTTGCCCCACTGAGGTCTGCATCACTGAGCTTTGCCCATCTGAGCTTTGCCCCACTGAGGTCTGCCCCACTGAGGTCTATCGCCTCATCGGGGTTATCCCCACGCCATGCGCACCACTTCTGCGCAGAGGATTTAAGCCTATCTACCTGATCTTGTTTTGCCATGGTAATTTTATCCGTTTACAGAATTGTAAAAACCTTCTCTGCGGGCTTCAGCCACTCCGGCCACTTGCGATTACCATCTCCACCCGTCCACCGGGCATGAATCCCGTCGAGGTCATACGTCGGCTCCGTGACCGACCAAGACGCGCTCGGATAAAGCTCGCAGAGTTTCTCCGCCATCTTCTCAAACTCACCTCCGTACACCGAAGGGATCGTGATCACCACTGAGTGACGACGAAGCCCCAGCCTACTCAAGGCGGCAGCGTACCGCTCCGTCATGTGCTCCTGAGCGATCCTCACAGGATTTTTCGGTTTCTTGAAGTAGTAGGTGCCATCATTGGTCTTGACCTTGTCCTTGCCTGTGATCAACAAGGCAGCCTTCATCCTCTGGCGCAGCCACTCAATACCGTTCTTCACCGACGATTTTCGAGCCTTGAACATCTTCTCCCTCTGTTCGAGGTAATCCTGCTGTCCTTTCCAGTAATCGAGCAACCCCTTGCAGTTGTCCATCTTTTGCTCGATCTTGATATTCACCGCGTCCAGCAGATCGCCAAGCTCCTCAAGTCCGCCCGACTCGATCAGCGCGTCCTCGACCTGCCGGTACAGATCGAGCGCCTCACTGAGCGTTGGGTTGTTATTCTTGTCGTCCCATGCCATGATCTTCATCATGAGCGTCACCGTCTCGGGCTGCGCTGTGGACGCGATCAACTCGCCCGGTGCCAGCATCGCAGCGTCGGGCGCTTCATCAAACAAGTCTTGCATTTTGCGATTCATGGTCGTAACTTGATTAAGTCGTTGTGTTGGTATTCTCCGGTCAGTTCCCGCTGGCCAGTTTTTTTTCTTCATCGATTTTGGCCCTATCCTTCCACCCGGAGGTGTTCCCTTGCTTCCATCCTTTCGTATCGCATAGACACGTAGAACAAGGGTCTCGATGCGAATTCGTGTTGCAATCGGAGCAGTTCGAGCACGACTTTTTATCATCCTGGTTACTCATATCATTACCTCCTCACAATGATCCCGTGCTGGTCAACCTCCCACCCAGAAGGGAGTTCTTTAGATTCAGAAGCACAGCCAACATTATTATCGTCTCGCTGAAACCGAGTTGATATTGCTGTCCTGCTTCTGATTTCCTCTGCTGTCGGAACAGACAGCTCCCAACACGCCACAGGAAGTGTTTTTGGAAATACTTTTGCGATAGCCTCCAATAGCAATAATCCAATCCCAGAATGCTTTGCTGAATTGTTCATAACGACTCCTTTTTTTAAATTGATAAATCAACCTTTTGACTCTCTCGTCAACCGCATACTCGCCAGCTTCGACAACGCCTTCGCCCCAATTGCAGACGAGCAAAATGCATCGAGATCGACCTTCCGAAACCTTCGGTCACGTCCAACCCGAAAGCACGGGATTGCTCCATAATCAGCCATCCCTCTCAGCCATCCCGCATCACACTTCATGTAGGCCGCGGCTTCTGGCGTGGTAAATATCACCAGGCTCGCAAGACACCGAACCTCATCGCGGAGCTGCCGAACCTCAGAAAGAAGTATTTCGGCGTCGGTCATTTCGGCTCCTCGACTTCGAGTCTCGCCCCACTGAGATTTGCCCCACTGAGATTTGCCCCGCTGAGATTTGCCCCGCTGAGATTTGCCCCACTGAGGTCTGCCCCACTGAGGTCTGCATCACTGAGCTTTGCCCCGCTGAGATTTGCCCCACTGAGGTCTGCCCCACTGAGGTCTGCCCCACTGAGGTCTGCCCCACTGAGGTCTGCCCCACTGAGGTCTGCCCCACTGAGATTTGCCCCGCTGAGATTTGCCCCACTGAGGTCTGCCCCACTGAGGTCTGCCCCACTGAGGTCTGCCCCAATGAGATTTGCCCCGCTGAGATTTGCCCAACTGAGATTTGCCCATCTGAGGTCTGCCCCACTGAGATTTGCCCCACTGAGATTTGCCCCGCTGAGATTTGCCCAACTGAGATTTGCCCATCTGAGGTCTGCCCCACTGAGATTTGCCCCACTGAGATTTGCCCCGCTGAGATTTGCCCCACTGAGATTTGCCCCGCTGAGATTTGCCCAACTGAGATTTGCCCATCTGAGGTCTGCCCCACTGAGATTTGCCCCACTGAGATTTGCCCCGCTGAGATTTGCCCCACTGAGATTTGCCCCGCTGAGATTTGCCCAACTGAGATTTGCCCCACTGAGATTTGCCCCGCTGAGATTTGCCCCACTGAGATTTGCCCCGCTGAGATTTGCCCAACTGAGATTTGCCCATCTGAGGTCTGCCCCACTGAGATTTGCCCCACTGAGATTTGCCCCGCTGAGATTTGCCCAACTGAGATTTGCCCCACTGAGATTTGCCCCACTGAGGTCTGCATCACTGAGGTCAACTTCAACCTCCTGATTCTCTTTGCGCCACTCGTTCCATTCCTCAACGCCTTCGTTGAGCTTATCGAAATGCGCCTGATTCATGATTCTGCCTCCTGCTTTTGTTTTAATTGCTGAACTTTTTGCATCTTTTTTCGGTACTTCTTTTTTCCTTTTGAGGTCTCTTGTTCGCGCTCAAGCTGTACCTGTGCGCACAAATCAAGAGCCTCAAGCTCGATGGCGCTCTTTCCCCGTCTTACGCGCCCTCGGAAGGCGGCCTCGCTGATCGTCACATCCGGAGCCGCCTCCCTGTAGCGCTTCAACGCCTCAGGGATCACCCCTTTGGAAAACCGCCGTTTCACGCTTTTATCATTGCTGGTCATGCTGTTACTTTTTGGCTCTATTGCGTATTCTATGTGTCATTGTTGCGTCCTGATTAATAGTAAAGAATTTCTTGATTAAAAACAAGCGTCAATCAATTTTTTATTGACCAAAAAAGGAGAACCTATGATCTACACAGAAATCCTTGACCGGCTGAAGTATTATTATAAAATCAATGACGATAAGGATTTAGCTCGAATTCTTGGAGTCAGTTCGGCGGTAATGTCAAACTGGAGAACGGGGAAAAATGACCCTGACCTGTCAAGAATCATAAAAAAAGCCATTGAAGATCAAGTAAATCTTGATTGGCTTTTTTGTGTAAATGCAAATAGTATTTGGCCTGACGCCGAGAGCGAGGCCGTATTGCGCGCGGAGGCGGCGAAGGTGCAGCTTCTGATAGATCGGGGGATGGTGAGGCTGCCTGCGCTGTCGAGCGTGACTGCGTTCATGGCGCTGCCCGGCGCTTCAGTGATGGATGGAGAGGGCGGTGGAGAGCTTGATGCAGTGGAGGTTCCGCACTACGTCCACCGGGTTGCCGCTGGTCTGCCTGCCGACTCCACAGGGCCAGCAGAACGCATCGTGCCACCATCAATGCTGGTGAAGCATCCGAAAGACACCTACGCAGTGACCGTGAGCGGCGACAGCATGACCGGCTCGGGCATCGAGGAAGGGGATGTTCTGGTTGTGGATCGAGCGATTGAACCAAAGGACAAGGGCATCGTCGTGGCCAGCATCAACGGAGAGCAGACGGTGAAGCGATTGAAGATCACTGGGGAAGGGGTTTCACTCATGCCGGAGAATCACAAATACCAAGAAATGCCGATCACGCCCGAAATGGACTTCTTGGCGCTCGGCGTCGTAGTGTGGGTGATAAGAAGGGCGAATGGATAAACGGAAAGCCGCAGAGACGATTTTTCTGTGAACCTTCACGCTCTGCGCTTCGCAATAAAAAACCACGCAATTGCAAAAAGAGACGATCCGACGTATTGACACAAAATCATCTGCTTCTTGTTTCAATTATCAAATCAGGGCGCTCCGGCCAATCATTTGGCTTTCCGTATTGTGCAAGACGATTGTTGAAAAAATAGAACCATTCTGGATGCGACTCCATACCCGTCCACTCGTTCCTGCTTGTGCTCTGACCAGTTGGCAAAAAATGATATTCTGCGACGCCTACCTCAAGAACCTCGACAACCCCACCAGGATACTGACGCGCACCTCTTGGTACGGCATCCTGAAATATCTCATAAAATTGCCCCTTGGTCATCCCTATAGAGACCGAACGAGATTTTGCATAAAAATCATTTTTTGATATACCTTGAGTTGCGCATCCGGTGATGGATGTCAACAGAATCGCAAATGCAAGAATAATACTTTTCATAATGATGGTGATTGGTGTAAAAAAAATGGGCATTCCGTGGCGTCCGGCTGGCTGGCTCCGTTGAAAGCTCAGGTTCACCCCGTCACGGTCACGGGTAACGCCTCTTTCTGTCAACCGGCATCTTGCCCAATGGCTACAAGCCAATGGCGAAAAATACAAAATCTTCCCGTCAAACCAGACCCTCAATAACAATCCGCTCTGCCGCCTGCTTTACCGATCCGCCCATCACTTCAGCGTAAATCTCCGTCGTCTTGACCGTGCTGTGATCGAGCATGTCAGAAATGACAGGCAACGGCGTGCCAGCGTCAAGATGGAGCGTCGCGAAGGTGTGCCGCAGGCAGTGCATGTGCAGATGCTTGTCAATGCCCGCGTCCGACGCCCACCGACGAAGCTGCTCGTTGAGATGGTCTTGCGCGATGATGTGCGGGAATACCCGTCCTGTTCCTCGCTGACCGATGATCTTCCGGGCCTGCGCGGGCATTGGCCGCGTTTTGGACTTTTTTGTCTTGCGTTGGTAGTAGGTCATGGTCGCCGATCCGTCCGGCATGTCCTTGATGCCGACCCACTCAAGCTCTCTAATTTCCGACGTTCTCAGGCCGGTGATGGCCGCGAAGAAAACGACAGGGCGAATACCCGGGTTTTTTGTCGGTGTCCGAATGAGGCGCGTCAACTCGTCGAGTGTCAGATATTCGATTTTGGCGCGAGGCCCCATCGGGATAGAGTCAAATCGCTCATTCAGATTTTCGCGCAACAACCCCTCCTTGTAGGCTCGTCGAAGCCCAGACCTGAAATAGGCAAGGTGATGGCTTGCCGTGGCCTGCTTCCACTCTCCAGCGCTGACCTTGCCAATCAGGAACTCTCGAACCGCGATGCAGTGCCGAGCGTCGAGCTTGCATATCGGCACATTTGCCCCGGACTCGGCAACAAGAGCCGCCATTCTCCTCCAGCCGTCAACAGTGGACTTTGCCTTACCCTTCGTCCGAGAAAGCAGGTAATCGCACAACTGCATATCCGCAGAGTCGTTCAGAAACCCAAACGCCCCGGCCTGCACATCGAGGTGCCTCCGCGCCCTGACAATCTCCGCGACTTCCAGAGTATCTCTGTTGTGCGCCTTCTGTGCTGCCGTCAGCCGCCGTGTCTCTCCGCCATAGAGAAATATGCCAAGCGGCTCCCTGCGCGTCATCTTCCCGCCAGAAGTCATGACTGGTTTCGAATACTGAAGGTAAAGACCGACGCGCCCGCCGGCATGGGGGCGCTTAAGGATGGAAACTTTCACGGAACAGGAATTGTGTCGTCATGGATCGGCTATGGATCATGATAACACAAAATAAACAAGAATTCAACCTGGCCGTATTCGGTGTAATGTCCCGCAAGTTGCGGCTTAACCTAATCATACAGAATTGTAGCCGCGCCTATTGTGGGACTTCGTTATTCTTCCCGCACATGAAACCAGAGTAAACAAGTCATTATTTAATAATACCTTACAAATCAATATCTGATTTCGTGGATCGTATATGGATCGTGAGACACAAAAAAAGGCGCTTTTCAGCGCCTTTTTTTGTGTTCTGTGACCACCACCGTCAACGACCGGTTTTCAACCCCCCTCTGTTTTGGTCTTCCTGTTGAATAACCACCTCAATCCGAACGTTGCGGCAATCACCCCGATGAACGACGTCTGGAACCAGACCGGCGCTTTGCCCAGGTAATCCCATCCGCGCACAACAGAATCCTGAACGCCAGGCACAAAGCTACCGATAACCGGCAGGCTCAAAAGGATGGTCAGGTACTCATCCTTCCAACTTGAAACCTGCCCACTAAGGGCGGCAAGGTCATAATCGGTCTCCGCCTTCTGGTCGGCCATTTCGAGATCGGCCAGATGCTCCATCTTTTTCAGATCGATTTCAAGCTGCTTCTCCTGCTTGGCCTTCTTGTTGTCAATGAGGCCCTTCACCAAGCCGAAACCGCCGGTGACAATATCCAGTACGGGAATACCCATTATACTCTCTCCATGAATAGTTTACGTTCAGCTTCACGTCTTTTCACAAGTCCCGGCAGCACATGCCCGCCCCCACGAATCCATTTCTCGAACTCGTCAGCTGCTCGCGCGAAATGTCCCTGATTTATGAGCTTGAGCAGCGTGCTGGTGCGAAGGTTCTGGATGCCAACGTTGTAGGCGAAATCAACTAGGGCATCGAACTGGTTCTGGCTCAGTTCGACAGTAACGTGCCGGTTGACAGCCGCTTCATACTCCCTGAGCGTCGCCCGAAGAATCTCTTCTCCTTGCTCTCGGTTAATCGGGGGGTCAGCAAGTGTAATGGCAAGCCCATTCGGGTAACGGGTCGAGCCAAACCCAATGGTGGGCACTTTTGCTGGACAGAGGTAAGGATGGGATTTAAAGCCCTCGAACTCCTCGATGAGCCTAATCAACTCTCCTGATACGGTTTTCATTTATTTTTCGCCGCATGGACGCCTTATTATTATAGAAAAAACTTATGCCGCTCTCTTTGCTGCACAGGCAGTGATTCGAACGTCAGTTACCGCCGCACTGAGCTGCGCAGTCCAGTTACTGTTCGCAGTCGTCTGGAGAAAAGGCAGGTCTGACAGGTCAAATATATTGGTTTCCGCCGCTGCCAGATTGATCGACATAACAACAGCCCCGGCTGATGCTGAACGAAAATCGATCCGAACTCCGGTGGCTGACGTGTTGGTAAGAATGATCCACGAGAGATCAAGAAATATTCCTGCCCCAGCTGCTGCCAGAATTGTTGTCTCGGTCGTTGTTGTAAGGGTTATCATAGCGCCGGTTGCAATCATCAAGCGTGAAGCCAATGGCACCATTACCTGCTTTCCAAGAGTATCGACATAAATATCAGCTCGGTCACCGGTTGTAACTGCGGTAGGATCAGTGGTATAAGCTTTGCCTCCGATCTTGACCGGGTTTCCGGAATCTGCGGTATCATGAGCAACGGTTCCTGCTGTTGTTACGGTGCCGCTGATAGTGGCCGTTACGGAACCACTCCCGATATTGATTGTCGAGTTAATGAACAATGCCGACAGCGCAATCGACGAAAAACGAATAATGCCGATGGCTATTCCGGATGCGAAGGCGGTCATCCTGACACGCAGATATTTAGTGCTCAGTGGTATCAGAAAAATCCCGACACCCGTCGCAGTGGTTACAATGGCACCGCCGGCCACAGGAACAGCAGCGAGAGAAACCCATGACACCCCATCAATGGAGCATTGAAAGGTGATCGTTCCAACAAATGTTCCCGTAATCTGAAGCACGGCTTCACGAAACGTTGAAACATCGACCATAGGAATAAGGTCATCATTGAGTGCGTTTGCCGTGAATCCGTCATATTCAGCCATCAGTCGTAATGCCTCCGAAGTATTATCGGATTTCAGCGGTGATCCGGGTGGAAATTGTGCCATGTTTGCTTCGTTATGTTTGATTTTATCAGTCTTTACAGTGGATGGCTTTGTGAGCGCCAACGAGTGAGTGCAGGATTCGCTCTGCATCGGTAATGCGGCCATGCAGTACCTTCAGTTCTTCGGTCATCGTCTTTGTCTGCTCCGACTGCGAGTCAATATATCGTGTCGCGCTCCAGGTGAAGTAAAGCCACCCCGCACCGAATATGACCTGAACGATGTCTATGTGATCAATCCATGACGGTGTCATTATTGGCCCTCCTCATTGCCGAAAAACTTAATCAAATGCACCTGCGCAATGCCGGCCTCCTCGGTAATACCTGTCCCAGGATCAATCTTTTCTGCTACGACCTGTGCGACGATGGCTCGAACGGCTTGTTTGCAGGTCTGGAGCCGCTGGAAGGATGCGCCTCGCTGAATTGTCAACGCCAAGTATAACTTCTTGATGTCGTTAAGCGTAAAAAGAACAGGATCATTGTTTTCGGCGAACCAGGCAAATTCCGGCGGAGTCGCGCCGATAATACTAAACCCTGATAATGCGCTCTCGATTCTTCCGAAGGAATCATCATCGGCCTGATACAAATGAGTATCTCCACCTTCGGTTATAATTACGAGAGACACCTGCCTGGCCGTGATTGAGTCGCCGGCAAGCTCCCGCATTTTCACAGCCACAACATCATCAAAGCTTCTTAACGATTCTCTCGTCACCAGAACGGGATACCCATTATCTCCTTTTGCAATCACAAAGCCTGCCGATTGTGCAGCGATAAGCTCCGCGTGATACTCCTCTGTGATCTCAATAATCCCATCCCCTTGACAGGCTATGAATGAATATCTTTTATCTTCCTCATCCCATTTCGCTTTAATGGCCATGATATTCACTCTCCGATTGCGTGAATTATTGGGTACTGTGTACCCGTTGCTGAGTTGAACAAATTGCTTGCAACAATACATCCAGTATTTGTAAATGAATCGAGCTGGTACATCCTATCTGCGCCAGCACCCTGGGTTGTTACTTCTACAAACCGGCATGTTGTGAACCCCTCAGCGAACGTCACAGAAATACTCATGTTTTCTCCTGTAGAAGCAGGGCCTTTCATCCACAGCTCTTTGAAATATCCGGTTGAGCTATTTGGATCAGGATATTTTTTTACAACATAGGTGCTGAGGGTTGATTGAAACGCATACTTGTATTGTATTGTCCCAGATACCCTCCAACATGTGCCAGTCCACACAAACACGGCGAACTCACCGCCCCTGAGCACTACTGACCCACCAGAACCAATGCCATAATCAATCTGTGTGCTTCCATACCCATGTATTGTCGCGGTTCCGGTTACCTGAGTTTTACCGATGACTATCGCCATACCCATAACCCCGTCATTTCCGGCACAATCAGGAAGCGTAGTAGATTGATTGCCCGTTGATGTCAAAAAGCAGTACTCTCCTATGTATGACATGCTGAGAGAAACGGTTTCCCCGCTGAAGTACGACGACGAGCGATACCCGCCAAGACGCGCCTCGTCTGCTTTCTGAATGAGCGCATTTGTTATCGTTGTTGCAAAATTCGCATCGTTCCCAAGTGCAGCCGCGAGTTCGTTCAGCGTATCGAGTGCTGCAGGGCTGCTTGCGACAAGCGCTGCTACAGCCGAATTGATTGCGGCCAATATCGAGGTCATATCGCTGCTCGATACCGGGACAGTAACATCAGCCGTCCCATCGAACGGAACTCCGTTGATATTTCGAGGTACGGCCAGCCTTGTTGCCGTCGTCGCTCCAGAAACAGAGACATAAGTAAGGTTGGCGGTAATCGGTTGCGTTGCCGATATGGTCACGTAGGTATATCCGGCAGAGTAATATGACGCCGTGACCGACGCATAGATTGTCACCGCATCACTGAGTTTCAGGTTCCTCCCAGATACGAACACATCGGTCATACTGCCAACCACCTTGAACTGAACGGCTGATACGTAGATTGCCTCAGTCGGGTATACCCACTCCTCGTAGATGTGGGCAACGTCGGACACGTTATCCGCTGTCCAAATCAGACGACCGTCAGCAGCATAAACCATAAGCTTGTACTTCCCGGCAAGATAGATGTCCGCATATCCAGCGCCATTGAGAGTGATCGGCTGCGTGTTTGGTATTGTCCCACTTGGATCGGTATAGGTAGGTTTGTGCGCCGATGTACCCGCCTCATAGGAATAAACCTTGCCAAGCGCGAGTGGCAAGCCGGTTTGGGGATCCCAGAAATAGGCTTTCGGTATGATGAGAGGGGTTGCCATAAGGTGCCAGGGTCAGGTTTGAGTTACCTGTATCAAACACTTCATGGAACAAAAATCCGACGAATTATTTTTTTTCTACCATACTCATACCAAATGCCATTCTCGCCGCGTTGGTAAGCTTGATTGCTGCCTCATCGTAGCTGATCTCGTCGGCGTCAAGGCGCTTGCGAATCAGCTTCATCTTTTTGGCTGCAAAGTCCAGCTTTTTGAGAAGGTATCGCTCTTTTGGCGTGATGTTCCCGCTTCCTGCTTTCTGCTCAAGTTGCGCCTTTAACTCATAAACCTTATTCACCGTCCGACCTGAATAGTAGGGGTTCCGACTGAACAAGGTTCCGATGATCGGAATATCGGCCAACTGATCATTGCGCCCAAGCTTTCGAACTCCGAAAATTGCCTCGGCGTTTCTGATCGAGTTCAGCGCAAGGCCGCCAGTCTGGTTGCTCAGGATGTGCTCGACCTTTCGAGGGCTGACACCAATCACCGAACCGATGGCCTTCGCCATCTCGGTCGTGCCTTTCCCGTACTGATCTTTTGGTATCTTTCCTTTCTCCTCGTAGTACGGCACAATAGGATTTTCACGGAACGAATCATAGTTCGCCGCAACTTCAACAGAAGGCTTAATCAGTGCCGGGAGAAGATCAAACACGCTGTCCGCCGGGAGAAATCCTTTCGCAGTTTCAAGAAGCGCCTCGTTTACCAGCTCAGGATTATCCTTGTAGGCCGCGTAAAATACCGCCTCTGGAACCGATCCGAACACAAATCCGAGCTGAAACGGCTTTGGAATCCTGAAAATCGTTCCGCCACCATCAGGGCTGAAATGCCAGTACGCCAGCCGTTCGTACTTTGTCAGCTCTTCGTACCAGTCCTCATCCTTGTTCAGCATGAAAAGTAGAAGACTCGGCACCGTGATGTAGCTTATCGCCGCGCCAAACGACCGAGCCGCCGCTTTTCCGTCTTTGCGGAAATCGAACGACCGAACGAACTTCGAGCTGCCCTGAATGGCTGCATTGAAAAACGGGATGATGCCATTCAGTGCCTGAGAAATGATTCCCGCCCGTGTAAAGTTCACAGTCACATCCTTGCTGGCCAACAGCGCTTCGATCCGCGCGTCGAGCGAACCAGTCCCATATTTCTCCTCCGACTTTTCGAGCACGGCCCTGAATTCTGCGATGCGAGGTGCTGACTCATAAAACGACAGCAATGATCTGAAGGCGTCAATAGGATGCTTGAACACCTGAATAACCTTCTCTTTTTTTGTCTCAGCCATTCCTTCTTCAAGAAGCCGTTGCGTCGCAATTCGGTCTTGCCCCATCAGCGTAGATAGCTCTCCGCCGAGATTTTTCCACAACCCGGAATAGCGTCCTTGCTTCAGCTCTTCGAAAAACCCATTGGCCAGAGTATCGAACGGATGGCTACGGCGCTGACCGTAAACAGCTCGATCAATGGTGTCGCGGATTGGGTTCTTGATGACGCCAAAGCTGGCGTTGACGCCAACGGCACCCAACTGCACCAAGCGCTTTGCGGGGATAAAGAACGAAAAGAACGCAGGAAGATGATCCTTGTCCATCTCCATGATTACCTCGTAAATGGCTGGATCGATCTCCCAAAACTCGCGCTTCCCGTTGCGGATGATGGTAATGATGTTTTGTTTCCCGGTGTAACGCTGGGCGGAGCTGAACACTCGGAGCACCTGCTCCATGTCTGCGTCGGCAAGATCAACGCCAATCTCTTCGAGCTGCCGGGCAATGTCGGCAACGCTGAACTCATCGACGTTGACCGGCGCCTGCACCTTGTTGGCGAACCACCCAACAGACAGGATTTCGCCGCGATCTTTCCCGGCCTGCTCTACCTTCTCGACTGCGCTGGCGATGGAGTTAACAACCATCATCTCGTTTCCAAACCTGATCATCTGCTCTGCCTGCTGCATGAACGAGTCAACGGGATCAATGATCCTGCGGCCAGAGCCTTTGATCCGCTTGATGCCAGACGAAAACTTCGAACCGATCCCGCGAGCGCCGCCCATGTGAGTTTCGTCGAAGTAGCGCTTCAACGGCAAATAGATCGGATTCAGGTCGCGCATAGCCTTTGCCGCATCCGGAGACATGCCTCCGCACTCTACCACGTAATCAATCAGATAGTTAGACCATTCAGTAATCCCGAAAAGCGCGTCGTCAAACTCTTTTGATTGCAGCGTTTCAACAGAATACTCTGCATCGCTTTTCGATATTCCTGGGTCAATTCCTCGCCGGTGAAGATCAAGCGCCCTCCTTGAAAGTGCGTAAACAGTGAACTCTTCGAGCTGGTTTTTGACTGGCCTCAGGTAATCGACCAACGATTTCCCGACAATATCGCCGCTCCGATTCACGGCATGGTCGAGGATGAACCGGCGTGCGGTTCCCTGGGCGCTCATTTTAAGCGCCGCTCGCATCATGGCTGGGTTCTCCGTTGGCCTCAGCTCAACATCTGTGCGCTTAATGAGATCATCGACAACTCTTTCGAGCGGAGCCGCGTCGTTTATCCACATCCGTCGAGAGAAGGATTTCGAGAGCTTTTCCCATGCCGTCAAGGCTTTGCCCTTGATTCCTGGCGCTACTCGATGGACCATACCAGCAATGCGGCCATAAGCGCCTTGTGATTCCCATTGCTCGAACAGGGCGGCAGTCGCGTCGAACGATGTTTTCAGGTCAGGGCGTTTGTCGAGAACTTGCGACTCAAACCATGCGTTGGTTGTCTGGTACTCCGAAACATCCTTTCCCATGATCTTTTTGGCAAAGAACTCGGCGAATCCTTCGCGGTGATAGCCTCCGTTTGGCTTCTTGTCGCCATACAGCTCAACGCCAATTGCCACCAGCTCTTTCATGACCGTTGACGGATATTCGCTGAACCATTGCAAAATCTTGGCATGTACGGAGTGCCCTGCTTCGTGAGCAATCTTGTCGAGAGCGTTTGCCTGCTTTACGCGAATCAGATCGTTTTTCGGGTTGAACCAAGAGTCCATGCGGCGGACTCCGAAATATCCCTTTCCGACTTGCACTGGCGTTCCGGTCATTCTCTCGATTGCCCGCACAATCTCGTCCGGCGCGATGATGCTCTTGACCTTGCGCTTCATCTGCAACACGGGTGATCGGCGCGACGGCATACCGAGAACTCCATTTGTCGCCACTGCCTCGCCGCCGACAATCTTTCGGGCAACATCAATCTTTCCGTCTGGCCTGAGCTTCGCACCGAGACTGCGCATTCTGTCAAAAGCCTTTGCCGCCGCCACCTCAGAAACATCGGCACGCATCATTCCGCCAACGCTCACGAAATCCCCTGTGATACCAATCAACGATTTATCGAGGAAATATTTCCCACCAGCCTGTTTCGATCCCTTGATTTCAATGCGAACCACAGCGCCATTCTTTACGGCTTTGATCGCATCGTCAGACGAACGCATAACTCCGCCAAGATTCAGGTATTCTATGACCTGAGCACCGGTAATGAATGCCACATCATTACTGGACTCAAACTTGTATCCGCGCTTCATCAGGATTCCCTGCTTAACCTCACCTTCGGCAGTCGTGTAATTGACGATCGCACCCTGTCCGACAATTCCATAACCCGCAGGTATGTTGCCAGTCAACATGTACCGAGTCTCCTTGTCGGTATTTTTCAGCGCATCAAACATATCGATCACATGCAAGCCATCAACCAGTCCAACCTCTCGGATGGAAAAGCTTTTGTCGTCGAGCGACGTGCCTGGCGGGAATAGTTTGCTGAACTGAATGGTAAGCTGCCTTGTTGAACTGGCCACCGACACCTTCATTTTCCACGTCGAAAGAGCCAACGGGTTTTGTGGCTTACCCGTCTGCTTGATCTCGGTAACAATCCCGCGATATAGGAATCCTGAGCCATCAACAAGCTCAACAGGAGAACCAACGCCGTGATTTCCGATTATTCTTCTCCATCGATTTTCCACATTCTCAAGGCGAGTCATTGCCTTGTCTCTGGCTTCGGGGGTCTCAATGTCCTGAAGCTCATTGATCCGGTATGCCTTAAACGCTTCGAGGCTCTCTTTGATGAACTCTTTCGGCGCTTTCTTTCGCATCAATTCGAGCGCCTCCCACGGCTCGCCCTCTGGCTTTACTCCGGTGGCTTCCTCGACCTGCTTCATCACCTCCTCGGAGGTGAAGGGCTTGCTGAGGTTGTTAACCCTGAGCTTTTCGAGGTACACCGCGCCCTGGAACGGACTGTCTCCGGTCTGCGCCTGAATCTGCTTTGTTTCAAGCACCTCGGCATCGAGCTTCATGGTCTGCGCTTCAAGGGCATTTTCACCTCTGGCGTTCGCCTCGCTGAGGATGCTATTGAACTTATCGATCAACTGTTCATAGACCTCTTCCTGCTCTTTGAGCGGAAGCATCGGCACCCTTCCGGTCATGCGACGGGCAATGTCGGCCATGACCGGCTTATCTGAATCCTCGTCTATCTTGAGAAGATCATTACCGAGCCTTGCCAACAGCTTCGGATTTTCAAGAAGCAACTCGTAGGCGGCCTCGTCACCGTAGATATTGATGATGTCAGGAACGTCATCGTTGGTGAATCGGCTCTTCGTGCTGCCCGTCGTGTTGGCATTGAGACTGGCCATCTTCTTGGCGAGAACTGCCGCCGGGCGGTTCTCCGCTGGAATATCGGCGTTGAGCTGGCGGAACCCCGGAAGAACCACTTGGCCGGTACGGTTGACGCGACCAAGCATCTGCATGTGTGTGTCGATGTTTCCTTCCGCCTGAGCAATGGTCATAATCCTCTTGCGCTGGTCTTTGAAGGTCTCGCTGGCGTGCAGGCTGATGCCCGTAGAGCCGGACTGATTCAGAATCACCGCGTCGATGTCGCCGTTATTGAAACCCGCCTTTGTGCGCTCCTTTCCTTTGACGCCGCGCTCGGCAAGGGGTCGCTTGCCGAGAAAAGCGTTTTTCTCCTTGTCGTACAGCATGATCGACTGACGACCGGTGATCTCCGTGACCTTGTAGCCAGCTTCGGAAATGCGGTGCCTGATCCAGTCGATAGGTGAAATCGGCATGTTGCTGAAATCACTCGCCTGGACGATCTGCATGATCTTCTTTTCGAGCGATACCGCCATCGGCCCGAGCTGCTGATCGGTCAGACGCTTCTTCTCAGCAACGTCGCCTTTCTTCATGAACGGCCTGCGCTCCGTTACCCAACGACACTTTTCAAGGTATCGGAGCAAGAGGTCTCCAAATCCAATATCAACCTGGTCTCCTTCATTGAGTCCGAGCGAGTCAACGATCTCCTTGTGGAAAGACTCAAGCGTTCCGGCAACTGTAATCACTGGTTTCATGCCCGCTTTGAGGTCTGCGATAGCCATATCTGCTGCGGCATCCGCCTTGATTGCGAAAAGCATCTGCCCGATGACATTGTGCATGACCGACGTGAAGTTTGTCGAATCAACGCCAGCGCCGCCGGTTGACTGGTTGCCGCTCATGGCCCGGCCTTCAGCCTTCAGCTCCTTACTGATCCCCTTCGCCGCCACCGCGACCTGTTGGCTGAATGCGTTGATCCAGCCCATAATATTGGCGACGGTATCGTACTGCTTACGGTCAACTGGAACTTTGACAACCTCATAATCAATGCCGTCAAACGAGCGTTCACGGCGAAGGTACTGGCCGGATTCAGCCAGCATCGACGCGATGATCTGCTGCATCGGAACGCCACCGCGACCGATCACCTCCGGGAGCTTCTCGATGTCATCGACGGCCAATCCCAAATCGGTGGAAGCGTACAAGTCCATCACTTCTGGCCGCTTGGCATAGGTAGCCGATGAGAACACGGTGCCTACCGCCTTGCGCGTGATGTTTCGAACGAGCTGTGCCCTATCCGGAACATCATCAACGACCTTCTCGCCATTGAATCCGAGCTTCTGATTTCCACCGGCATTATGCGATTCGTCAACAAGAAAGACTGAAACGGGTGCCAGTGATTCGATAACCCTTCGCCGAGCGGTGTCCTCTCCCTTCACGGTCTGCAACTGTGAGTAGGTTGTAAACACCATGTCGTAACCTGTGTCATCACCTGCAATTTTCTTATGAAGGAATTTCAAAAGCTCGTCGTCATGCGCTTTACCGGATGCCGTCTTAATCGCGCTCTTTCCTTCTACAAGGCTGATATTCAATCCGGAGTTCGTGGCGAGAATGCGCGGCTCCCGTCCGAGCATTTCCTGAATGCCGGTATCGGAAAGGTCGCGGTACATGTCAGCGTAGAGGTCGGGCTTTTCGGTGATGAATACCGGGACATGATTCTTCTTCAATGCCCAACGGAGGATCGAGGCGACAAACCGACCCTTGCCTATGCCGGTTTGGTCTCCAATAATGAACGCGGCACCCTTCTGCATGTTGTGGATTGCCAACGCCACGGCATCGATCTGTTCAGCGGATAGGTAATTTCCGATCTCACCTTCCCTGTATCCAAGTTCTCCGGCCACCCACTTGTCGATGTCACCATGCTGATCGATAACATTTGCCAGAGCGATCTCAACGCCATTGGCCATATTGACAGGCAGCAAGGTGCTGACAGACTTTGCCTTGCTTGCTGGTTTATAAGCTGCCTGGCTCTTGCCTTCCTTTATAGACCGAGAGCCACCAGAAGATCGTCGAAGGTTTTCACTCCTTTTGGGAGCGGGTTCAGCTTGTTTTCGTCCAGTCTTCTGAGCAGGTTTGACTGCATCCATGGATCGCTCATCAGGTGCCACATTCGTCTGTCCAGCGCCAACCCGTTTGGTATTACTGGATCGACTCCCGACTCCATTGCTTTGTTCAGAAACTCCTCTTCCAGCTCCTTCTGCTGGCTTTTCGGCTCTTGCATTATCACCAGTGCCGCGGCTTCTGCGTATCCGCTCACCAGTTGCCCCAACAGTATCTTCTGCTGTGACATAATCTTTTACCCTCTCTTTTAATGATTTCCAGTCGTTGACTATATCAGGAACGTTCGCTGCCGGGACTTTCAGTGCAGACCTCCCTCGCCCGTGAATTGTGATTACATCCACCGGCCACCCGGCACCCTGCTTCTGATAAAGATCGCCAGAAACAATAAAGTGATCAACAACATTGTAGTGCTGGTGCAGCCAGATGTAGAATTCACGCTTTGCCTTGCCGTTGTAACCATCGGAAAGCGCCTCTTCAGACTCTGCTTTCACGGCTCCAAGAATGAGAACCGCCTTTCCGTCGTCGCTCATGGCGTCGAGTGCTTTCAGGGCGATGGCGTGGTCGATCTCTTTGGTGCTGTAAACGTCAGAAACCTCGAACTCCTTCGAGCGCCCGCGTTCATCTTTCACCACACCAAACGGAGGATTGGCAATAACAACGTCAGCCATCTTGTCCGGCACGTATTGGCTGGCGTCATGCTCCGTGACGGCAAACCCCTGCTTTTTCAACGCTTCGGCCCGATCTGGATTCAGCTCATTGACCACGGCGTTCTTCGGTGAAGCCTCGATGAGAAGAACACCGTTTCCGGCAGTAGGCTCATAGACTTTTGTGAGACTTCCGATACCGGCAAGACGGCTCGCTGCATAGGCAAGCGGAAGCGGTGTAGAGTACGCCTGCTGCGCGACAGATTCAGAAGTCCTCACCCCCAGGCGGGGCATGTTGTCGTAGAGCGCTACAAGCTTCTCGTAGTTGTCATCGAACGAGCCTTTCTCGACGATCTTCCTCGCGGCTTTGACCAAAGCGACTTCAACAAGCTCATCGAAATACTTTGCCGTGCTGGTGCCGGGTTCGATGTCTATTCCAACCTCATCTTTGTACCAGCGCCGGGCATCAGAAATGCTTTTGAATCCGCTATCGATGAGCCTTGCAATCAGTCGAGTTTCGATTGTGCGCTGCAATTCGTCGGATTGCTTCGATGGACGTTTCTCCTCAACAGGAGTTGTTTCCGGCTCCTGCTGCTCCGACAACTCCGGGGACTCGGCCCATTCCTTAATTGCCTGCTTGCGGTCAGCAATGCGAGAGGGAAGTTTCACGCCGGTGTACTTGGTGAAAATCTTCTCCGTGTTTTTGTTCGCTCCTTTTGCCTGGCCAATGATCGGCTCCAGCCGTTCAGCATCCTTTTCGAGGATCGCCCGAGCTATGTCACGATGGTAATCCCCGAGTTGTTGCCCGAGAAGGTCGGCATATTCCTGAGCAATGGACTCCTTGCTCGCGCTCTCATTTTCAGGCGATTGCGCAATCTGCGTCTCCTTATGCTTACCGGCATTTCCCCACTGGTAATCAAGAGCTTCTCTTTGTTTATCGGTAAGTTCAAACCATGTATCGCGCCTGATGGTCGATGGTCTATGACCGATGGAAACAAGTCGGTTGTAGCGCTCTGAGTCCGTGATCTTATTCCACCACTCGGGCGGTTCTGTCGTTGTAGCCTTTTCTTTTTCCTTGTCACCTGTCTTGGAAGACTCCTGCTCGTCACCAAGAACCGGCACGGGATGGCCGTCGAGCAACTTTCTGTCCGCGAAATCGCGTAAAATCTGACCCCCTTCGTTCAAGAAGGCGCTCCGGTCGCCGGTCTCTTTGGTGAGTTTGTTCTCCATCATCGACAGGCGATAGACCAGCTCGCGGGCATCATCGGGATGCAAATCCTTTTGAACCGCCAGACCGGTAGGGATATGCGTCACATTGTAGCCTTTCCCCTCCTTGAAAAACATGAAATCGCCAATCGCCTTACCATTAGTTTTCTTGTCGATTCCGGAAAGCTGAACATCCTTGACGGTCTTGAACTGTGCCGCTTTGCGAACCTGCTCATTGATCATGTGGTCTCGAACACGAAAATCAGACGTATCGGTTTTGTCTGTTTCAGCAAACGGTTTCGATTCAGACAACGGCACTGGTGGCTTTGCAGGAGCATTCGCCACAAGCGTTTTCTCTTTTGATTTTATACTAATGATCGCGTTCCCTGCGTGCTGACCGCTATAGCTTTCTCTCCCAGGAACATCGCTCTTTGGCCCCCACAGCTCTACGGGAGCTTTTCCGATCTCCGGAGTATCCGTGAACGGTACAGCCCACCCGGAGGGAGAAGCTCCCCATCTATCCTCCTTTTCGTTCCACGTCATGCCCCACGCAGTCCCATCTTCTGGACGCAAAGCAACCCTAAACCCGTGCGGGCCAAGATCAATTAAACCCGCCCCCGAGAGACCACTTGCTCTATCCTTGTCAACGTAGATCGTTCTTGCTGAACGAGACTTTACTCCAAAGTCGCCTTCGTGGCCGAGTTGGTCTCTTTTCGTCTTTGTTCTCGTTGTCGTACCGTCTTCATGGACGGTGTAGTTCGAGCCTTTCGCTGTCACAAAGCTTATCACCGACTCGCCATTCTTAACGGGAGTAGAGCTTCTCGATGAACCCATCGTAGCGTTCTCCAGCTCCTGTACGGCTGAAGGCTTTGCAGGTGGCGGTTCGATCTGCTGTTTTGGCTCTTGCGGTATCGGCGGTTCTTCCGCTGTTGGTTCCGCTTCGGTCTGCTGATCCGGGATCACCTCTGAAGCCGTGACTGCATTACCATCACTCTGATCCATGCGACGCATCACCTGATCGGCATACTCTGCATTGGTCACGCCTTCCTGATCGGCAGCGTCCGTACGCAAATAGCCTTTTGGCCCACCGTGGTGCATCATGGCGATTTCGCGCTCTGTCGGCATCCGGCCATTATCGCGGTAGAACTGTTGCGAATAGTGGTCGTGCCAAGCCTGCGTAATGGCGCTGGCCTTCGCCGGGTCTTTCATGTCCTGCATGGTGTAGGACGTGCCGAGAAAACGGTTTCCATCGGCAAGGAACAACGGGGTAATCTGGTAAATTCCGGTAGCTCCGGACTTCCGGTTCACAGCGTTTGTGTTCCCACCGCTCTCCTGCTGCACAATGGCTGCGGCAACGTTTGAGGTCGATGGAGATGCTTGAGCTGCTGCTGGATTGGTTTCCGCTTTGCGCTTCTCAGCAAGCTTCTGCTTAACAAGCTGGCCCATCGATAGGTTTGCTGGTCTCTGAATAGGCTGCCCCTGCTGCACAATCGGTTGCGGCCGCTGTACTCGCTGTACTACGTTTGGTGTTGTGGAGGAGACGGCCTTATCGATCGCGTCTGAAATGGCTTTTGCTCGCATTGTGCGTCGGGCGTAATCACCGGCTTCCCCAATGGCAGCATAGCCAGGAGAACTCATAACGGAAATAACGCCGCTATCGACAAGCCGTTGCGAAGCCTGCTGCATGGTCATGTCGGGCTGAATGAATCCTTTGTCAAGAGCTATTTGCATGGCCTCCGTAACCTCTTCGCCGATTGTCTCGGCAGCGGTTCCTTTGGCGAGTCGCTTGAAATATCCGCCGCCGCTGGCAAGGAATACTCCGACCGGCGTTTTCTCGCCAATCACCTCGGCGGCTGCCATACCGCTCGAATAAAGTTCAGCCATTGCCGGCGAAAGACCAGAAGCGCGACTGTCGCCATAATTCTGAGCTTTCGACTGCGCACCAATGATGGCAAGAGTTACTTCTGGCTGACCAGTAAGCGCACCAATAGCCATTGCCGGGAGCATCTGACCGGCAGACGCCACCGATCCGGCAACGTGGGCCGCAAATGTACCAGGCTTCACGACGGGCTGCTTTGCATTGATCTCCGCCTGAGCCTCGTTGTACATCGTCTGACCGGAACTGAAAGTAAATGGGCGCCCATCGCTGGCTCGCTGTTGGCCAATGATGTTCATACCGGCTTCACTTTCCGGGTTCATCGGAGTCTTTGCCGCTTCTTCGAGATACTGCAACCCTCCAGCGATGGTTTGCTTCATCCTTGTCGGAACAAGGCCAACTTCTTTCTGGGCTGCGATGATGGCGTTATCCGTTCCAGGGGACTGAACAAAATATTTCCGAACGGCGGCAATATCATCAGCCGGGTTCTTGGTCTCGATCTTCTCCGGGTCAACTACGCGGTCAAGCGCCCCGGTCACTGCGGACACACCCTCACTGAACGCCCTTCCGATCTGCTGCGGTATAGTTGGGTTGAACTCGTCTTTGTAAATTTTCGCTAAAACCTCAGCGTCCTCGTAATCGCCATTCGTTTCGGCAATTACGATGGCCTCAAGTACCTGCTGTTTTGTGTATGCCATAGCTATTATTTTAAGCCATATTTGGCTTTTACACTTTCGATTGTGATTGGCGTCCTTTTCCCATTTCCGGCCTTTCCTTCACGCTGCAACTGAGCGTCCATATCTCTCTTTGCCTGGTCAATAAATGCGGATAACGGCTGCGTATTCCCTGAATTCTTTCTGAGAAACATTGCTCGCGTCAGTACCCATGACTTTTGCGCAGCAGCGCCTTTATTGATGTACTTTAAGCCAGTTTCCGGGTCGATAGTCATAGTGCCTCCAACGATCTGATCAGCGAGGTCTTCTGCCGTTTTCAAGTCCTGTGAGGACACACTAGACTTCCCTCCGTCGGAGCTATCGATTGATTTTGAATTCGTTCGGCCAATTTCACGTCCCTTCTTATCGTAGAGAATGTCTTCGTTACCAAACTTCACCTTTGTCGGCGGACCTTGCGTCTCTGCATTGCTCATCTTCTGGAGCAATGCCATGCCATCCTTTGCCTGGGCAAGTTGGTAAGCCACCCAGTCCGAATTGTACTTGTCAGGCATCTGTGAGCCAATCTCTGGAGAAACCTGGGTTTTTATCCACTGATATGCCTGTTCCGGGTTATCAGAATGAAGTATCGCCGCTGCTACCGCACCGATTTGGTTGAGATTCGATTCGAACTGCTTCCGCTTGTTCTCATCCATCTGGCCGATGGTGGTGACATATCGATTGGTCTCTTCGGGAGAAAGCACCAGCATATCCTGAAGCGCTGATTGATCGCCAGAAGCAAGACGCTGGCGGGCCTTCTTCAGGGCGTTGCCAGTATCAATTTCTTCTTGTGCTTTGTCAATCAGGAGTTTGTTCTTGAGTAAATTCTGACCGGCGGTAATCGCTTCACCAACATCGATACCAAACTGATTGGCTGGCATTTCATTTACCCTTTTTTAATTCCAAAGATTTGAGAATGATATTTATTGATCAATATTGATCAATTTGTTCCTACTGATGAACCTGATCCGTTGTTTTTGAACATCGAATAGGCCAGGTAATTCTGAATTCCCTGATTTGCAGTAGTCGCCAGATTGCTGTACAGGTTGGCCGTGGCATTGCCCTGATTGATTGCATTGGTAGCCAATGCATTTCCTGTATTGATGGTGCTTGCCCCTACCGCCGTACCCATATTCTGGGCTGCATTCGCAATGGTGTTGTTGGCGGTCTGTCCGGAACCGGCAACGCTGGCCGTGCGATTGAATCGGTTATTCAACTCGCCAGAAGTGAGATTGAGCGCGTTCAGATTAGAGGCGTTGTTCACCTGCACAGCATTCAATGCGTCGGCATTGTTGGTCTGGTTGACCTGCAATGCCCGGTTGAAGACGTTACCGTACTCCTGAGACGCCAAATCCTGACCGTATTGCGTAATGGCTTTCTGTTGTGCTCCTGACTGTAACATGCCTTTTGCCGCAGCACTCATATCAAGAGCATTCACTCCTTGCTTCAGCCTGAACTGGTAACTCGGGTCTTGGGTCAGGTCAATGTTGCCAGAGAACGCATTGGGGGTGTAGGTCTTCTGGTCGATCTTCGACATATCCAGATTGTAAGTACCGTTCTGGATCGCCTGCTGGAGCCGGGTAATGGCATCGGCGCCGGCGTTATACCACGGGGCGGCCTGATCTTTCTGGTCAGTATAGAGCCACTTCTGGAAGTCAATATTATCCCGGTTCGCCTGAACCGTGGCGTCAGATGCTGCCTGAGACGCTTTCTTTTGGGCGTTTGACGCCGAGTTCGAAGCAATACCTCCGATAATCGCACTTCCCAGAATTGCCGTCTCGATTCCCATCAGTTCCTTCCGTAAATTGTTCCGAGTACTTTGTACCTCTTCGACATGACCGCGTTGTGATCACTGTTCTTGAATGCAAGGCCGATCATCTGCCCGTCATGATCCTTGATCGAAGTCCGGAACAATTCGGCATACGCCCGACCTTTTCGCTTCTCAGGTACGATGTAGATGTGGCTCATCACGAAGAAGTGACTATGGGAACAGGAAACCAACGAGTCAAATGCTCGATCGATAATACAGAACCCTGTTTTGGGGTAGTAATAGACAAAAGCCGTTCGGAGCTTGTGCCGGATATAGGTGATATAGGCTCTCTCATCGTCAGAAGCCTTATCCGGTTCCGTTTCATGCTTGAGCTGCATCATCATGTCGGCAAGGTCGGCCAGTACGTCGAGGGGGACTTTTCCTGTGAGACGAACAACGTTCATGGGTTCAATTGTGTCTTGAGTTCCTCGATCTGTTTTTGTTGCTCCTGCACCTGCACCCAGAGACAGTGCATGAAATCCGCCATCTCCTTGGTTGGTCGCCCATCTCGATCAACGATGACCAGACGGATCGGCGGTGGTGGCGTGGGTTTTGGTTTATCAGCCATATTCAGCTAAAACGGCGTTAATGACCACCTTGATGGGGTCAGTTATGGTGAACTTGACGTTGCGACGGATGAACAGACCAAGCGGCCCCCACTTGGCTTGACGGCTATATTCGCCGATGCCGCCGAGCGCCCTCCAGCGCTCCTTGCTCCATGTCTTCTTGCCGTTATCTGACCATTGCAGCATCACCTGAGGTGATTCGGTGCCTTGAGCACTGTGCTCCATTTCGATCTCAAGACTGTACATGGTCGCCCCTTGCCCTCGGGCATTAATCTGTGGGAAGATCGCCTCTCGCTTGAGGGCTGTTCCATCGTCGGTATAAGCATCCATGCTCATCACGTAGATGTTGCCATTTTGGAAATCACCCACAAGGTTGAGGCCGTATTGGCTTAGTCGGCAGAAGCAGTTTGAAATGTGACGGCCAAAAACGAAGTGGCTGCGCTCATGCCAGAGCCCCGTTGTGAGGTCGTACACCCAGGTAAGCTTTTTGTTAGGGATGGTCAGGACATAGAACTGGTGTCCCTCTTCGGAGTAGGTATAAGCGAAGGCATCACCGATGAGCGGAGTGTTGATCGAATATTCGACAGCCTCTGAACTCACCTTCTTCGGGATATACCCGTTCGTCCGGTAAACACTCCCGTCACTGCCCAACCAAAACACGCTGCCGCCGATCTGTGCTGCGGTGTAAGGTGACATGATTCCAACCTCGATGAAGGTTCCGGCAACACGCGCGTACGGGAACAGGTTGTTTCCGCTATCCCACCAGATTTCACCGCTCTCCTTTCCGAATATCCAGAGCAACCTCCTATCTGAAATGACGCATTCGGTGTTATCCGGAGCCTGCTCTGCTGTTGCCCACATAGTTGCGTCGAAAGTAACGCTGAGTAGCTCTGAGATAAAGAACTGGCCGGTGCCCGTCCGGTTGAAGATGAAGTACCCGTCTTGAAAAGTCACCGTCGAAGCTGGGTACCATCCGCCGCCGGTGAACTCGTGCAGACCGTCGGCAACCGAGTAGTAATAGCCCTTGAATCCATCGACAAAGGCAATCTGCAAGCCATTGGTGGCGATGCTTACCCGGCTGCCGGTGATGGATACCGCTCCAAGATCAGTGAAGGCTCCGTACCACTCGACGATATAAAGGTTCGTTGAGGTCACTGCATAAAGCTTGTCACCCATCTCGATCATGGCCAGAACCGGGAACGTTGGAAGCGAGGCAAAAAGCGTGGTGCCCGGCGTGCCGTACAGTACAGCTTTCGGCCCATCCGATGAATCCGGCAGGATATTGGCAAACAGGTTCACCAGCCGCGATCCGTCGGAAGCGTCAGACCGTCCACTGTTGCTTGAAACCGGAAATTTGAGTGGAACCGGAGGCATTACAGTAAAAAGATTGAGGATGGAACAAGACGGCGACTCAATCCTGGATCGCATTTAGTCAGAGGAACGCCACGATTTGCGGCATTCTTGGACTTGATCTTGTCGTATGCGTTGTTGGCAATGGCAACAACATCCGAACGGATCGGGCGGCCATACTTTGCTGAGAGCATAACGGGAATGCCGAACTGAACAGCCAGGTCATAGCCCGGCGGGAACTCAAGTTCTTCAGTAAGGATTTGCAACTGGTCGAACGGACGTACCGATCGGACGAGTGCCGTTATTCCGGAATCAGGTATGCACGAGAAAAGAATGGACGCCGTCGGGTACGATGGAAGAAAAGAGGCCATAGATGGCGCCCCCGAGATAGGTACCGTCGGAATATCTCGAAGCGTCGATTCGTCCACCATGAACAGCTCGTGTGAGATGTAGTTATTGTCGGTCATGGTTATTCCGTCGATCGACAAAACCGGAGTCGTCTGCCAATCGCACCCCGGCCCGATGGTTATTTCCTGCTTTGACGGTAATGGAACGGTAAAAGTTTCGCGCGAAATTACCGGAACGATCAGGTTGTCAAGGCTCCATGACCCAAGCATCTGGTTCGTAAGGTCGATAGCGTCAAGCAATGCCTCGGGTGGAGCTTCCTCCCCCTCGGGCAAAAAGCCGACGATCACAAGCGCCAGCTCGATCATTCGCTTCAAGGTCATTTCTTGGCAGGCTTGGTAGGTTTGGTGTCGGTGCTGTCTTCGCTTTCAGGTGGATCAATTAAATCAGGATGGGCAGGAGAATCTCTCCAGCCGTCATCATACAGCATACCTATATCGAACGTGTCAGCATCAAAGATTTGAGCTGGACGGGTTTTGTGGTAAAGCCATGTAGGAGTCATAGTAGTTGGCTTGAGATTTATGTTCGAGAAAAAAGGCAGGGCCATCAAGACCCCGCCATTTATTGGTCATCAAGAAACCTGCGCTGAGAACAGCCGGTGCGCAAGCTCCGGATAAATCAACTTGACGCCCCAAATCGCGTCGATACGGTAGATTTCCGAGAACTCGCTGATGTCATAGGCTCCCGTCATGATGAGCGTAAGGCCACTTTCCTCGTCAGTGATCCTTGCCTTGACAGCCGCGGTCTCAGGAAGCTCTGGGCTGACCATGGCCAGGGTGCAGGCATCTCGATGGAAAATGAGTCCCTGCCGGTACGTCAGACCGGAACCACCACTCACCACGGTAATAACGGCATTATCAGCCGGTGCCGCTGTAACGTTCTGATATGCGGCAATAGAGACAGTAACGCCACCCGCATTTGTCACGGTCAGCGTGCCATCATTGATTGCCGGGCTGATGGAGATGGTAGACTGTCCGGATCCGTTCGAGCTTGCCGTAGCCGTTACCGTGAAGCGCTGCAAACGACCAGTGGACTGCCTGCTCTGCGGATGCACCTCATAGACGTTGGCTATGGTGAACACATCACCAACGTTCAGAAGCGTCGCGATGCTTGTTCCCCAACCATCAGTAACCAGCGAGGCCCCCGTCTGGCTTGCACCGTTAACGAGAGGCGTCCCGGTGTAGTTGCCGACGGTATGGTTCGGAACTATAGCGGAACGGTATACATCGATGTCTGCAATGTTGTTCAAGTACCCCTTCTGGATTGCGCCTTTGACGAGGTCAGGATTGTACTTGTTTTTCATTTCCTTATCGATGGTAGCTCCATCCAGCGAACCAATGATTGCCGTCCTCATGCCGTCTTCCGGTACGGCGACGTTGGTCATGAAAGCCGCTGCATCGGTGAACGTATCGCTGCTGATTGCAGTGCCTGCCGTTCCGGATGAAAAATAGGTTCCGTTTTTGATGGCGCTCAGAACAGATCGTTCGATAACGTTACCGATCTGAAGCGCACCGGATTTCAAATACCGGTCACTGAAGTTCTGCAACGACAGCTTGCGATCTCTGACCGGTATTTCCAAGCCGTAATGCTCCTGTTCGGTGATCTGGAACGGAATCTTCTGGTCAGCCATAGGCTGCTTGACCAGCACTCGACCGCTGGCGGTCTTTGCCCTGTGCGGCGTCTGGATGCTGATGGTGTCTCCGACCTTTCCGCTCTGGAACTGCGATTCGAGATCGCGATTGATTCTCTTGACCGCCACACAAGAGCTCTTGAGAACGGCCATGAACTTCCTGAGGATGATGTCATCGGTAAGGAAGTAGTTACCCTTAATACCCTGTACAGACATAATGATTCAGATTTGATGATTGAGATTAGAGCCAGCCGCCTTGGCCTTTTGCGTTTTCCCGGTGATCCCATTCCTCGAACTCTGACTGTGTCATGGCTGGGTGATAACCTTGCTTGTCGCTTTCGTTTCCAGAGAGCGGACTGATCGGGGGCGGTGCATTGCTGATGCGTTTCGGTGGCGTTGTTTGGTTGAGTTTCGACTCGATGTCGCTGATGGCCTTGACCTGTTTCATTGGGCTCAGGCCTGCTATGCGTTTGGCTTCCTCTTTATTCGACCCAAGCCAATAGGCGACTTCTCCGGGGTTATCGGTTTCGGCAATAAGGTTGACCATGTCTTCAGTGATTGCAAGGTCATTGGCACCGATAAGCTGATCGAAATCCGTATGTGCCTGTCGAGCGGCATCGAATGAAGGAGTCATGGCCGTGAAGGCCTGTTTCAACTCTTCTGACATTGCTGCCGGTGCGTTCTGCTGCTCTTTTGGTTTTTCTTCCGGTTTTTCGACTGTTTTTGCTGCCGGTTTCGCCTGCTTCCCTTCCCACTCCTTGTGAGCGTCATCCCAGGCATCCCAAGTCTCGAAATCCATTATATCCGGTTCCTTGTCTTGAGAAGTCTGCCCTGCCGTCTGATTTGCCTTTAGTGAAGCAAGCTCCTGCTCTGCGGCATCAGCGCGGCGTTCTGCATCTCCAGCACGGCGGGTAAGACGATCGAAACGCCTCTGGAGCCTTGCTTCATGCTTGTCCTCTGGCTCCTGAGAAGTCTTTTCCGGCGCCGATCCCGGCCCCTCAACGGGTTTCTGCTCGTCAGCCTTCGGTTCCGGCTGCGGTGCGGCGTCTTGTGGTTTGTCGCTCGTGACGACGATAAAGGTGTCGAGTTCATTGTCGAGAGCCTGTCCCTGTTGGGTGCTGGTATCCTGTGACATAGCGCGTGAATTGGTTCGCGGATTTTACCCGGTGAAGCCGCCGGTAGCTTGTTTCAGAAGATTTTCGACAGGTGGGGACAGAAATCCGACGGGGTATTTTTCGGAGGAATAAACAAAGCAGAGAGGTCGTCTCTGCTTTGTGCTCCGTAGTGATTGACTCAGAAATTCTCTGGCTTTGTTATTGCCCTTGTCAAGGCCATTAAACCTTGCTGTATATGGGTTTTCCCTATAGAAACCCATCGTGCATCAGATCCTTCTGGCATTGCCTCGATAAAGTCACCGATTGCCTGGCCAAGCTCTTTCACGTTGTTCATTGAAGCAATTTCCGCTTCGGTCAATTCTCGGTATCCCATGATCTTTCTGTGCTGGTTATCCATATGCTGTGCTATTTATTGTTGTGGTAACTGCATCTGCGGCTGTTGCTGCATTTGCTGATTGTTCTGCTGCGAACCATGCTGCGCCATATGCATAATCTCCGCCATAGCCTCAGCCACAAGGTTCCTGATGGTTTCTTCCATCGTGCCGGTACCTGCAGCACGGGCCTGCGTGTAGATGTTTGCCAGTGCGCTTTGAGCCTGTGCGATCTGCGCATCAGCCGTTGCGATTTTAGCATCAGCCGAGTGCATGTCAGCCTGTACTTTTGCCATCTCTACCTGATCAGCCGGTGACGGCTGCGGAGATTGGATACCGGCATCTTTCATCTCCTCTGGTGTCAGAGTTCCGGGAGGGAGCATCTTCTTGAGGCGCTTGGAAATCTCTTGCGCACCGGGCCAATCCATGTTTTGAGCGATGAGATCAACAATCACCTGTCCGGCCATTGGAACCGCCTGAATGAACTGCATCATTGAATCGGCAGCCTCCATGCGCTGGGTCTGGTAGCTCGGCCCGCTATCGGTAACCACACCGTACTTGCCCTCAGCAATGTCGTGAAGCACCATCATCTTGCCCGTTTGTCTGTCCGTGATGACCTGATTGACCTTGATCCAGTCCCCTCCTCCATCTGGAAACTTGATGCGAATGATCCGCTCGACGTCATGAGTAACGGGAATAGCATCCATACAGAGCTTTCCTATGCGCCTGACCGCCATGCTTTGATTGTCGTTGAAAGTGTACGTTCCTCGATCGCCCTGCCGCTGACGGGCAAGGATGGCTCTGCCTGATGTCTCGTTGCTCTTGTTGCCAAGCGAGGCATCGTACATGCCAATAGTGGCTTTGATGAGGTCGGAGGCATAGGTAACGAGCTGAAGCTCGGCATTCGGCATCTGCGGCGGCTGCTCTCTTCTGGGTGTAGGCACATCGGCTTTGTGCTTGTAAGGCAAATACGACCAGTTCTTCCTGTGGGCCGTTTCCCAGATTTTCTCGAACCCCTCGATAGAGCGGGCATCAACCACCCACTGAGCTTTCGGAGCCAGAGCCACACGCTCGGTTGCTGCGCTGAACCAATAGTTTTCCATGCGTTGCGCGTCCTGAGCATACCGTGTCAGACCACGGAAGTATGTCTCGTTCTCGATCGTGACGGATTTTCCAAGCACTGGAATAATGGGAATTGTCCTGAACGGCACCTCCAAAGGCCCTTCAAGGATGCTTGAGCCGGTAATCAAGGCCCACATAACCTTGTAGGTCTTGACCTTGCGTTCGCGGGCAACGGTAATGCCCTGCTGAACCATCTCGTCTTCAATGGCCTTGATCTCGTCATACCAGACCGTCTTGCCATTGGACAGAAGAAGCATGCGGCGGGTAACCGGTTCACGCCAGAAGTATTCGGCCACCCGCACCATATCCTCACCGATCCACCATGAAAGGCCAGTATTGACCTGGCCGGCCAAATCGCCCGTGTTCGCATCAGGATAGCGAACCATGAACTCCTTACGTCTCATCAGCTCCATAATGAAGCCCCAATTGGCTGACGAGAAGTCCGGTTCGCTGATGCCCTGGGGATCTATGAGCACGGCAAAGCGGTTGCGTATCGACTTGATCCTGATGTCCTGGTTCCACCAGTCATCACCGGAATACTCGGTGAAAACTCGAAGCCAGCCAAAACCAGACTCTACCGCATGCTGGTAAGCTATTGAGTAATGTGAATCGGCATCGGAAGTCACCTCGATATTGCGAATCAGGCCGGCCAGCACTTCAGCATTGGTGTAGTCCTTCGTCCCCTCAAGGTTGGACATGCGCCCCTGAATAGGCTGAGCCAGTTGCGCACCGTCGGCCTGTTGCGGCATGACCGAATCGGCGTGAACAGGATGCACCTGAATGGAAATCTTGTTTTGCCTCTGATCACCGACGACCTGAT